GGACTCAATCAATGAACGCTCGTGAGTGTTATAACAAATTAGCTGGAGATCGTTCTCAGTTTCTGGACACTGCAGTTGAATGTTCTGAACTCACGTTACCGTATTTAATATCAGACGATTTATCGTCAAAGTATAATCATAAAAGACTTAGACAGCCCTGGCAAAGTGTCGGGGCTAAGGCGGTAGTAACGTTAGCAGCAAAATTAATGTTAGCGTTACTCCCACCTCAAACTACATTCTTTAAGATACAAGTAAGAGATGATAAACTTGGTGAAGATTTACCTCGTGAAATTAGAAGTGAATTAGATCTATCATTCTCCAAGATGGAGAAAATGGTGATGGATTACATTGCAGCTTCTAGTGACAGAGTAGTAGTACACCAAGCTCTTAAGCATCTCATTGTAAGTGGTAATGCTTTGATCTTTATGGGTAAGGATGGTTTAAAAAACTTCCCACTCAATAGGTTTGTCGTCAGTAGAGATGGAAATGGTAACGTCCTAGAAATAGTTACAAAGGAACTGATAAGTAGAAAGGTATTAGGTCTTGATCTGCCTAAACCTGATCAACCTAATTCGGTTGTTGATAAAGGACAAGGATCAAATGGAGATGACGTAGAGGTATACACCCGTGTCATGTTGGACAGCAAGAGTGGACGCTGGGTCTGGTATCAGGAAGTAAATGATATGATCATTCCTGAAAGCCGTAGCACAGCACCAAAGAATGCAAGCCCATGGTTACCCCTCCGATTTAACACGGTAGACGGTGAGGATTATGGTAGAGGACGAGTTGAAGAGTTTATCGGTGACTTGAGATCCCTTGAAGGACTCTCTCAGGCACTCGTAGAAGGCTCTGCAGCGGCTGCTAAGGTAGTGTTCCTTGTATCACCATCATCAACTACAAAACCGAAGACTATAGCCGATGCTGGAAACGGTGCTATAGTTCAAGGACGCCCTGAAGATGTCGCAGTTATACAAGTAGGTAAAACTGCTGATTTCCAAACAGCTTCGCAATTAGCACAGCAATTAGAGCGTAGAATAGGAGAAGCATTCATGCAGTTAAACGTTCGTCAATCAGAACGTACTACTGCGGAAGAGGTACGCCTCACTCAAATGGAATTAGAACAACAGCTCGGTGGTTTATTCTCACTGTTAACTGTTGAATTTTTAATACCTTATTTGAATAGAACTCTCTTGGTCTTACAACGTAGTAAACAAATCCCCACTCTACCTAAAGATTTAGCACGACCTACAATTGTAGCAGGTGTTAATGCATTAGGAAGAGGACAAGATAGAGAAAGTTTAACTGCTTTCATTGGAACAATTGCACAAACACTTGGTCCAGAAGCATTACTGAAATTCCTTAACGCATCTGAAGCTATTAAACGCTTAGCAGCTGCACAAGGTATTGACATATTAAATCTTGTTAAGACTGAAGAAGAGATGGCACAAGAAATGCAAGCACAAATGCAACAACAGATGCAAGCCTCACTTGTAGATCAAGCTGGTCAATTAGCTTCATCTCCAATGGCAGATCCATCTAAAAATGCTGCATTAAATGCTGTTAGTCAGCCACCTCAACAACAAGAACAACCACCTACTGAAGAATAAATGGCAGAAACAATGACCTATGATCCTGGTACTGATACAGTTACCACGGAAAATAGTTTAACACCTGATGAGCAGGATTCACTACAAGTTGGTGAAGCCCTGCAACAGGAACAAGAAGGTCTTCTAGCAGGTAAATATAGAACAGCGGAAGAACTTGAAAAAGCTTATGGAGAACTCGAAAGAAAACTCGGAGAGAAAGGTAATCAAGATAGCGAGACAACTAACGAAACTGAGGTTTCAGAAGCCGACGAAGTATCAGAAGAAACGAAAGAAACTTCAGAAGCTACTGAAAACTCTTACTTAGAAGATGGCTCAGTAAATTACGAACAGGTTAATAAAGAATACGGTGAACAAATAGGTAGCTTATTTCAGAAGTCTAACGTAGATCCATTTGCTATAAGTAAACACTTCCATGATAATAATGGAGAACTTACTGCAGAAATGTATGGTGAGTTAGAAGGGTCTGGTTTACCTAGGCAAACTATTGATGCATACCTAGATGGTATAAGGGCAGAAGCTGGTTATACATCTACTGATTTAACCAATAGGCAAATAGATACAGTCCGTAACTCTGTAGGAGGCGAAGCTGAATACAATAAGATTGTTAATTGGGCTGGTCAGAATTTATCTAAAGATGAGATACAATCCTTTGATGAACTTATAGGTACTGGTAATGTCGGTGCAATTAAGTTAGCAGTCTCTGGATTGAAGTCTCAGTATGAAGAAGCAAATGGTTATGAGGGAAGAATGTTAACAGGCAAACCACCTAAAGCATCTTCTGATGCATTCAGAAGTCAACAAGAATTAGTCGCAGCTATGAGTGATCCTCGTTACGATGAAGATCCTGCTTATAGACAAGACGTAATTGAAAAACTAGATCGTTCTGATAACGTAAAATTCTAATGGGTAAACAACTCAGTTCCTTTGAACAAAAAATCTTAAGAGATGGTATGAATTCTAAATCATCTCAAGCTGCTAAATTAAAAGAACAGTTAAGAATACAAAAGTTATATGGGTTACATTTACCTTTAGCGAAAAAAAAGAAAAAGAAAGCAGATGACTTAAAGATAACGTAGCGGAGACCCGAAAGATCGTCCTCTCCCACACGTACTTTTATTCTTATCTATTAATGACAACTACAACTGAACCAGGCAACAGACAAAACAGATTCGCTACCGAACCACAAGTACAGGTAATCGAAGGTGATTATTTTGACAACGCTGAGCGTGTAAACGGTCAACTAGCTATGCTAGGTTTTGTGGCTGCTCTTGGTTCATACATAATAACTGGACAAATTATTCCTGGCATTTTTTAAATGGCAACTACAGTAACATTAACAAAACCATCTAATAACTGGCAGAGTTTTTGTGACTGGGTTACTAGTACCGACAACCGCATTTACGTTGGTTGGTTCGGTGTCCTAATGATCCCTGCACTATTAACAGCAACAACAGCATTCATCCTTGCGTTCATTGCGGCTCCTCCAGTTGACATAGATGGTATTCGAGAACCCGTAGCGGGCTCCCTACTCTATGGAAACAACATCATCTCAGGGGCAGTCGTCCCTTCAAGCAATGCAATCGGTCTTCACTTCTACCCAATCTGGGAAGCTGCAACCCTCGACGAGTGGTTATATAACGGAGGACCATATCAACTTGTTATATTCCACTTTCTCATCGGTATCGCAGCATACATGGGACGCCAATGGGAACTTAGTTATCGACTAGGTATGCGACCGTGGATATGTGTAGCATATTCAGCCCCAGTCTCAGCAGCCTTTGCTGTATTCTTAGTCTATCCCTTTGGACAAGGAAGTTTCTCTGATGGTATGCCGCTAGGTATATCAGGAACCTTTAACTTCATGTTTGTCTTTCAAGCAGAACATAATATATTAATGCATCCCTTCCACATGGCAGGGGTAATTGGTATGTTTGGTGGTGCTTTGTTTGCTGCAATGCATGGTTCATTAGTAACGTCCTCACTAATACGTGAGACAACTGAGAATGAATCTCAGAACTATGGATACAAGTTTGGACAAGAAGAAGAGACTTATAACATCGTTGCTGCCCACGGATACTTCGGAAGACTCATCTTCCAGTATGCGTCCTTCAACAACAGTCGCTCTCTTCATTTCTTTCTTGCTGTTTTCCCTGTGGTTTGCGTATGGCTTACCTCAATGGGCATATCAACAATGGCATTCAACCTGAATGGGTTTAACTTTAACCAGTCTATCTTAGATAGTTCGGGTCGAGTTGTTCCTACGTGGGCAGACGTTCTTAACAGAGCTAACCTAGGTATGGAAGTAATGCACGAAAGAAATGCACACAACTTCCCTCTTGACCTAGCTGCTGCTGAGGTTACCGAGGTTGCATTGCTCGCACCTTCAATAGGATGAAGTTGAACAAACCTTTGATGCACGTAAGACTGCATCAGTTACAATTTTTCTACTGGGATCCACGAATAGATCCTAGAGAACCTGAATACTGGAACCCCTCAGGGGGTTCCTTTTTTATGCTTGCTAGTATATAATAGTAGGATTAATACGATTGGTATGGACAAAGAACAATTCTTTAAAGACCTTCAAGACTGGGAGCGAGAGTACGCTGCTATGGATGTCGAGAGAACCAAGAGAGAAGAAGAGATCCTTAAGGGTGATCCCATAAGATCACACGAAGGTATGGTCTATGGTAGAATGTATGTTAACTGGAAGAAACGTAAAGGATATGAATAGATCTATTGATAGTGCTTTCACTACAGATATAGTACGTTACTCTATTGGATGTGATTTGCAACCAATACTAGACTTTGCTGACGGTACCGAGTATAATATAGGGAGTCTAAAGCAAACGATACACAATCGTCTTCACATACTACCACTCTTTAAAAGATTGTTCTCCCATATACAAGAGTGTTTAGATGATTACAAAGATCTGTACCAATATGATTGCTACAGAATTGAACCAGTATTATCGTGGATAAATGTTAGTACAGCAAAAGAAGAACATCACGAACACAACCATCCCAACTCACTTATCTCAGGTATACTCTACCTTAAGAGTTGTACTCCCACATACTTCTCATCACCCGCTAGTGCTGCTCGTACAGGTGTTGTTGTGTTTAACAATCATCCTATGACGTATGAGTCACAGGGTATAGCAGGTGATCTTATATTATTTCCATCTTATTTGGATCATTACACGGTACCTGGTGGTGAAAGATGTACACTAAGTTTTAATACTATGCCTAAAGGTTTAGTTAACCAAGGAACACTAATGGAAATGGATTACAGATGAAACATTCTACATACTATAGTGATGACGACAAGCGTGAAGCTTCCGTCCTCCAGAATAACTTCTTAGGCAAAGAGTTTAAAGTTATCTGTTGCACTTTTGATGGTGCTTGTAAGACAACGAAAGATTTCTTTACTCGTGCCAATAAGATACATACAGAACAGTTCGATACCTTACAAGAGGCAGAGGACTACGCTGAGGAGTGGGTACTACAAAAATGATTTATGATCTCATACCATCCAGTGATCCATTGCTACACGAAAAAATAAAGAAGTGTAGTTACAATTTGGATCGTAAAGATATTTCATTCACTTTGAATGAGAATATGTTGTACCATAATGGTGTTGGATTATCTGCAAATCAACTTGGTATTAAAGAAAGATGTTTTGTTATGATAAGATCAGAAGACATAGAAAATTTACAGACTCTTGTTGTTTTTAATCCTAAAGTTGTTAAGTATTCAGTGAGACAGGAGTTGATGGAGGAAGGATGTTTATCCTATCCAGATCTTAGGTTACCGATACGTAGACCATACAGTGTAATAATAAAATATGAGGACGCTGAAAAGAATATACATAAGACTAAAATGAGTGGCTTCATAGCGAGAGTATTCCAACACGAGTACGATCATATGGAAGGCATCGACTTTACACAAAGACAAGATGGCAAGTGACAAACCAATACCAGGATCCTATATTGACACTCAGGGAATGGGTGCACCAGCAGATCCAAACTATAAACCCAAAGGAAAACAGGAATACAAACCTGCTATCATCAAACCTCGAAGACTCTTCACCCCATCCTATGCAAGAGAGATGAAGATTCTAATCAATGAGGTACTGGATGAACGTGAAGGTAAGATGGATTATCAGACCTACTTTGACACTGAACCCTTCAAGCACAGTGTAGAAGAGGAGGAGCCACCTTACAAAGGTTATCAATCTGACCTAGTGGGTTGACTCAGGTGCTATACTGGTACAGTTAATCCAACACACCAATGCATCTTATTTTACCTATCATCTGTATCTTTTTAATCTGTTTGGTGATAGTATATTCAGTAATACAAAAGTATAACCCTCATTGATGACGAACAATGTCACTACGCTTAGGAGTAATGTGCTCTGGTAACGGAAGCAACTTCGAGAACATAGTACACTCTTGTCCAGACCACGAGGTTGTATTAATGGTGTACAACAAGAAGAAAGCAAAGGCAAAGAAGAGAGCAGACAGATTAGACATCCCATCCTGTTATAGTAAGGATGAAGATGAGATCATCGCTCTCTTTAATGCTTACAACATTGACCTCATTGTAATGGCAGGGTGGATGAGAGTAGTCAGCAAGAAGTTTGTTGACGAATTCTCAGGGCGGTTAATTAATTTACACCCCTCCCTCCTACCAAAGTACAAAGGATTGCACGCTATAGAGCAAGCAATTGAAGCAGGTGAATCAGAGACAGGATGTACTGTACACTTTGTCACTGAAGAGCTAGATAGTGGTGCTGTTATCAAACAGCAGGTGGTCCCCATTCTTCCTGGTGATAACGTTGACTCAGTTCAACGAGCAATTCAACAGGCAGAACATTATCTTTTACCCCTTGTGATCAATGCTTTCTAGTAGTTACCGTTTAAAATTGACAGACATTTGCTGTAGGATGATGACTACAGGAGGTGTACCAGTCACATTGAATGAGAGAATTTGGATGAACAAATTGTGTGATCACAATCCATCCGCAAAATCTCTAGTCGAATCTTTATTATGTCCTTACAAGTATGAACCTAGTTAATGAAGGCAAAGTAAAATCAGTGTACGATGTCGATGGTGATGCTCAAAGAGTACTCATTAAATTCCACGACAAGGTTACCGCTGGCAATGGTAGAATGGTAGAGTTCCCTGAAGAGAAGGGTGCTACCTGTGCATTAATTTCTGCATTGCTTTTTGAGAAGTTAGAGAAGGAGGGTATCCGTACTCACTTTATCGATCTTCCTTCACTAGATACTATGCTGTGCCGCAAGTTGACAATCATTCCACTTGAGGTTATAGTAAGGAACGTTGCAGCTGGGTCTATCGTAAAGACCACTAGCATAACTGAAGGACAGTTAATTCAACCACCTATAGTTGAGTTCTTCTTCAAGGATGACAGCAAGAACGATCCTCTGCTTACACTTGACCGTGTGAGGTTGATGGGACACGATCCATATCCACTTATACATAGTGCACTGGATATTAATCATCAACTACAAGCACTCTTTACATTATGTGGGATTGATCTAGTTGACTTTAAACTAGAATTTGGTTATGATGCACACGGCAATCTCTATCTCGCAGACGAATTATCACCAGATAATATGCGTCTCTGGAAAAAAGATACGAAAGAACGTTTCGACAAGGATCTTTTCCGTAAGGATGAAGGAAACATAGTCGAAGCATACAAAAAAATACTGATGCAATTACGTCAGTTCGCTTAACTCTCACCCCAACCACCTACGGACGGGGCTTCCGCACTACGCACCGAGAACAATGAACACAGTAACAAGACCAGACGGTACCCCCGTCGATTTTCGTGACGTTAAGGCTTGGGGAGTCATAGACTCCTACTGGATGCCTTACCAAGAATTCCAAGACCTTCCTGAGGTATTCTGTCAGAGAAATACAGAAGCCAGGTTGAATAGAGCAAGAAAACATTTAGCAGTGCTTCTGCCTGAGCATTGCATCGTCTTCGTAGCAAAACTAACACAAGATGATGAGCTACAAGGGCAACGGTTCAGAGCAGGGTACCGTTGGAGAATAGACTCCAATACTCGTGCTTTAAACTGGTCTACTGCAGGATCAGATGTAATACCAAAGGATCTATTCGTGATCGAACTATCGTTCGCAGAGATAGATCGGATACAGTTCTCATATAATACCTTCGACTCAATGGATTCCGTAGAGAGGAACCAAGAAAAACTCTACGGTATACTACAGGGTCCATACAAATTCACTCCAACTTCTCCTAAGATCATCAAGGGACAGATTCTTTCTGCCTTGAATAAAGCTTGTTGCTTCTACTTCCCTGATCTATATGAAAATCTTTCACCAAAAACTCACGAGTTAAGTGGACAGGTTGGTGCATTCATTGAGGAGATTAAAATCCTTGATGAGATCATAACTGATGCAAAAGCTTGGGATCAAGCACTTGTTTGTGCTGCATTGATGGCAGTTAGAAGGTGGGGTGAGAACGAAAGACTAATAGAAGGTCTTACCTTAATCAATGACGGTTATATGAATACTACAATGACAATAGAGGGTAAAACTAAGAAGAAACTTTGGGATGGTATCACTCAGATCAATCACGAGTGGCTCAATGATGAAACCTTCCCAGACAAGGGAACTAACTGGTTCAAAGACGGTGGTTTGAAT